ATCAGGTACAGCTGCAGTACCTAAGATAGTACGTAAATCAGCTAATACAGCATTAGTAGCTGCGTTATTTGCTAATGTATCAGATACTTTATCAATTAAGATAGTAAGTACTTTAGGTTGACGCTCTACTGTTGGAGAAATTCTACTAGAGAAATATTTCACATGTACAACATTATATACTCCTGCTGTACTTGCGTAATATGGGGTATCAAAATCAGCAGGGTAACCTGTTTGACGATACACTTCATACTTATATCCTTTAGTAAACCATTCAAGATTTACAGCATATTTACCTGTTCCTTTTCCTGGATTGTTTTCAGTATCAATTACTGTAGTCAATAAGAACAAGTCATTTTGAAATATATCAGTATTTAAGAACTGTTTTGCACTCACATCAAATTCAACTTGTTTACCTATAATTTTTCCAGGTACAACATCTTGAGGAAGACCATCTATTGAAATATCATCCCCATCAGCTGTTGCAGATATTACATAGTCACCTCTTTTACTTAAGTTATAATTTAAAGACTCTAACACTCCATCTCTAATAGTAGCAGCAGTTTCAGCTGATACATCAGAACCTGTTACATAGTAACCTGTTATAGTAGCAAAATTCTCTGGGGATAAAGTTCCTCCATCATTATATAATCTAACCTCTACAGCATAAGTAGTATTAGCTACTACATTTCCTGTGAATCCACTTACTGTAGCAGATTTCTGTACTTCAGCAGCATATTCTGCTAAAATTACTTTTTCTACGTTACTTGCTTCTACTACATCACTAAATTCAAAATTTAATCCTTTAGCTGCATTTCCCGCTGTTTTTTGTAGATATTTAAAATTCACTCCTTCTGCAGGAGCACTTCCATCGGCAGACAAACATTTAATTTCTTTGTCTGAAGCAGTGGCTATAAATGTGGCAATAGTAGTCTCTGAGGCTACTGCATTACCAATAATTACTTCCTCTACTTGGTTTGGTCCAAATACACTCATTGTTTTGTTATTTAAAAATTATTATTCATTTCTTGAGTCAACCTGAGTTTTTAATTGTGCATTTTGTGGTTTGTAATCCACTAGTGCTAACTCAACGGCTCGGTCTATTATTTCCCTATCCATCCCAGTATTTAATTTACAAGTCTGTACAGTGCTAACACCATCTATACTCAAACCCTCTCCTGGATATTCTGTATCTAAATTAACCAGAACAATAGGCTCTGGTTTTAGTATATATCTAAATTTATACTCAGTCACTGTATGGTCAGAAATAAGCTCCACTACTCTATTACCTCCTATGGATGAATAATCTAGTCTCCAGACTAATTTATCTCCTGGTCTTTTGAACGGGTTTTTCCTTTTCTTGTTATACTCATCATGAGTAATTGGTTTTGTATCTAAATAGGTGTTGTTGATACATTTATTAGTAGATGTTACTAATGCAGTTTCCTGCACCGTTAAAAATACATCTACTGGTATAGTAAAGAATTTAGAATTAGCTGATAACCCATTGGACGAAGGTACCGTAGTTGTTGATGAATGCCCAAGTACTAGTTCACTTAGATCATACCTTCGTTTTGAGTCTCCTTCAAATCCTGACTTATACTTGTTGCCATTAGGATTGAAATAGTTTTTTACTAATTCTAATTGCGCCTTAGTTAGATATACAGATTTCTCATATAAATCTATCCCTGGTGCAGCATTACTAGCTATACTATTGTACGAGATATCAAACTCGTTGCTAAATTCTGTTACTGTCATTTTTAATTAGAATTATCTATTCTAGCTTCTATTAAAGATCTTACTTCCTGATTTTTAGGATTACTTAAATAAGCAACTGCATTATCAAATGATGGTACTGCACCTTCACTACAAAGATCTAAACCATCAATAGTTTTAAATTTGTTGTTATTTCTTAGAATAGCCCCACTGTGAACGCCTTTATTAATTAAAAGTTTTAAATCAAAGTTTGGATCCTCTACAATCTCAAGGAATGAACTAGGTTTAGCGTCTAAGTATTCTTCTACGCGACCTTGTATCCAATCCAGTTCAGCATCTTCAGCTACTAACTGATTACTAAGTAATCTTAAGATACCTAACAGTTTCTCTCTATTACTTTCTAACTTACCATAATATTTCCAAGCATATTTCTTACTATCAAGTTTAGCTTTTTTCTCTTTAAACTCTTCTTGACTTCCCGTAATAACAAATTGGTAAGTAGGTTTTTCTCCTCTTCTTTTCCAACTTGGTGCTATTTCATCTGTATAAGCTCTTAACAATTTTACAGATATATAATCCATAGGTACGCTAAGGTCAAATCTATTCTCAACATCATCTTTAAACAATGACACATAAAATGTTTTCCAGAATTCTCCATAAACTGATAGATTTAAATCTGTCACTTTTTCTAAGTATTCTTTCTCATCATTTGTAAGAACATTCGCAATAGTATTACTACGAGTTAGAGGTGCACAAAATCGTCTTTTTGATCCTGCTAACATCCCTCCTGAAATAACGTGGTCATCATTTACATTAGCTGCCAGTCCTTTCTTTCTTTTAATAAACTTAACTACTACCTGTTCATTAGGTAGGCGGAAAGTATTTGTTTTAGCTTCCTTTGCTTCCATAATTTATTTCTCCCTTAAATTAAACATAAAAATAAAGGGTGTTTGATTAACAAGTACACCCCTAAAAACTTTATAAAATATTGCTTATTACACTGCTAATAGAGCAGGTTTTAAACATGCAGTTCTAGAAGGATCTTTCACCATTGCGCCTGTTCCACACATAGCACTCATGATTGCAGAATCTTCCATATGTTGCATCACTCCACCTCTTCGTCCAGTGAATGGATCTCTAATACCAGCTTTGTAACCACGTAACTCATCGTCACCTTTTACTTTAATTTTCTGGATATTAGGCTCTTCCATAGAACCAATATATAAGATGTCATAACGATAAGATTCAGCTACACCTCCTGACGGATGGATAATCTTGTTTCTTACTTTGTCATCATACATAGGATCTACCTCTAACATTACATGAATGTTATTAGGAGCTTTCCACTCTGTGAATTGGAATCCTGCAGAGTATGCATTTGAATTGAATTTAGAACTTACTTTTTGGACTGCGTTGGTTCCACCATTATCAAACTGTAACGATTGCCAACCTGAAGCCATTGCTGTTACTGCACGATGGAATTGAGTTGCCCCCCTTTCACCTGTACGTAACATAAACTTACGATCTCCAAAGTCTAATTTTCCTTCTACTAATTCTGATAATAAATCTTCAAGCATTACAATAGAGAAAGTATTATACAAAGTTGTATTACTTACTTCCATTTGCTCTCTAATCCCAGAACCTGCTTTAATTTCGATATTTGATTTTCCTTTATTTAAGAATCTACCCTTCTCATCTCTGTTCGTTTTACCAAACATTAATGTTCTAGCTTTCATTCGTGATAAAGATTTCTCGAATTGCCAATATACTTCTTGCATCCAAGTTGTTGACTTGTGAACTTTTCCTGAATTAGGATCACGGGTTTCAATACCAGCGAAATAAACAGGTTTTACTTTCACGTCAATCATTGCTCCAGATACTTTGTGTTCCATTCTCAATGTAGAAACAGAGTTTCTAATTAAGTAAGGAGAAGTAAATTGAATGTCAGCACCTTTAGTTGATAATTCATCTTCAACATAAGCAGATTCAATACTGAACCTAACCCCTGCTACTAATTCCTCACCTGGTACACCTGCTAATGATTCTTGACCACCCCAAACTTCTGCTTGGTACACGTAGTTTCCACCATCTTCAACTGCATCAGAAATTAATCTGAATTGATAATCATCTGGCCTATTACCAGCGATTATATGAACATCACTAAAATACTTTTCAGCAAATACCAGTTCTATAACTGCTCTTGCTGCACCTACACCTGTGTCACTGTCTAATACAACAGCACCTGCGGAACGAGCTTCCACTAATGGAATATTACGCTCATCACTACCTACTACTTTCCATACAAAATCATCTGATGTTTCTAGAGTCTTCTCAGGGAAAAGTGAGAGAGTAGTATCTAGGTTCTTCATTCCAGAATTTTGTAAAAGTACAGTTGTAAGAGGTGATACCAATTGTGGTTGACTACCAAAAATGGCACCGATGTGGTTTTTTAATGTTAAACCTGACCAGGATTTACCCTTAGTCATTACAAACTTACCTAAACTCATAATTTTTGTTAATTAAATTAAATTGTTACTTATTTTTATTTATTAAATTAAAACTATCCAAACTCAATCCTGTCTTTTTTTGACTACCTAGATGTATTGTTCTGTTTTACTATAATACGATTTCTGAACCTATACCTCCACTATAACTTTCTGGGTCTCTTAAAAAATCTGGAGTTCCTCCTGCTGTATCGAACTTAGTGTTCTGTAAAGCTTTTTCTAATTGTCCAACTGCTGTTGTTTGGGATTTAT